AACAGGAGGGACAGCTGATAGAAACAGAAGCCACTGGAGCACCTCAAAAACACCATCATACACTAAATCAGTAAGTTGGCAGCATCACCGATTAAAAAGAGAATATCACATTGCTGAGGCTCGTTACTGGCGTAAAGCGGGAGATAAATCAAAGAAACAACTTTGTTTATGGCAAGCACAAAGAGAGCGCATGAATGAGCGCGAATTTCTTTCCACCCCATCCGAATTACCATTCTGAGGCAAATTATGGGAACTGCGACATTAATACTCGGTGAATCTGGCACCGGAAAATCAACCAGCATGAGAAATATCAATCCAGAGGAAGCAATACTTATAAAACCAATAGGCAAGCCGCTGCCATTTAAATCAAAAGACTGGTTTGCATGGGATACCAGAGCAAAAAAAGGAACCGTAGTTACCACTGACAAATGGGACGTAATAGTTGCCGTAATTAAACGTGCTCACGAATACGGGAAAAGAATCGTTATTGTTGATGACTTCCAGTATGTGATGAGCAATGAGTTTATGCGCCGCTCAGAAGAAAAATCGTTTGATAAGTTTACTGAGATAGGCCGCCACGCATGGGAGGTCATTAAGGCTGCGCAGGATGCGCCTGATGACCTGAGAGTCTATTTTCTTGCGCACACCGAAGAAACTCCTATGGGGCGTGTGAAAATGAAGACTATCGGCAAAATGCTGGACGAGAAAATCACTGTCGAAGGCATGTTTACTATAGTTCTTCGCACCCTTACCCGTGATGACCAGTTCTTTTTCACCACAAAAAACAACGGTGCAGACACTGTTAAATCCCCAATGGGAATGTTTGATTCCAATGAGATTGATAACGATCTCTCTTTCGTCGATGCCACTGTTTGTGATTACTACGGCATCAATAATGTTCATCAAATTAAGGAAAACGCCGCATGAGCAACGTAATTTTTACTTATAACGAAGAAGCAGCACTGACCGCAGGGCAAGGTGGTTTTATTAACGAAACTGGCGCTCATATCATTACCATTACTGAAGCAGAACTAAAGCAATCAGAAAAAGGCGCAAAATTTATTGGATTTTCTGGCGAATCCGACGACGGACGTAAAATCCAATATCTTAGCGTTTGTGTTCAGAAAAATGACGGCACGGAAAATAAATTTGGCGCAAATGTCGTTCACGCCATGATGGGGTGTGCCGGGATTGGACAATTAACGCAACATATGGTTTCCACCAGTAAATTTGTTGCACCTGAATTTCATGGAAAGAAAATCGGGTTAGTGCTCCAGAAAGTATTAACCACAAACAAAAAGACTGGCGCAGACAGCTACCAGATGGAAATACGCATCCCGTTTATTGCACAAACAGGTCAAACCCTTAAAGAAAAGGCGGAAGGCAAGCAACCAGAAACTATCGCCAACATGGTTGCCAGCCTCAAAGATAAAGACAATCGCTCTAAAAACGTAAGCCATAATCATGCAGATGATTATGGTTACAGCCAGAACGATTACCCTCCTTTCTGATTACTGAAAATAAGGCTCCCATTATGCCAGCGCCTCTGTATGGTGCGGATGACCCGCGCAACTGCTCCGGTAGCTCCAAGGCGGAGGTGCTGGAAAATATCAAAAACAATTTCGACGCGTTTCTTGCTCTGACACCAGAAACAAAAGCAGAACGGATGTACCGACGCTATATACAACTCGCGCTAAAACAGGAGAAGGACCGAACAAACGAAACAGCAATGAGACCGTTGCGAAAAGCGACAATAGACAAATTCCCTGAATATATCGACCCGCGCCTGCGTAATTACCGCTCACGCTATGGCGCTATCAGTAATGACTGAGGAATTTACCATGAGAGGACTTGCCTACAATCCCGGCATTCTTCCGGCAGAAATGATTATTCGCCAACGCGTAAAGCCAATGCCATCGAGAGAGGAATTGCTTAAGAGAAATTCTTTTCCATCAGTGAATCAAAACAAATATCTGAATGCGATGTTGCGGAGTGGGAAGAAATGAAACAAATGTCACTAATTGAGATGGATGGATTCCTGAAAGGTAAATGCATCCCCCGAGATTTAAAGGTTAACGAAACAAACGCTGAATACCTTGTCCGTAAGTTCGGTGAACTTGAATCAAAACTGGAAACGGCGTTGCGGGAGTGTCGTTCTGCTGGAATCACGATTGATAACCTTGAGGCTAAATGCGCGAAGATGGCTGCTGAAAATACCTCACTTAAGCAATCTGAGAAGGAATTTAATGACTTTTGTCGTGAGGAGTTTAGCGAATGGGAAGATGATGTTACTGAAACCCCAGCTACCGATGCTTTTCTGGCTGAAATTCGTGCGCAGGGCGTGGATATGGCTCGTAACGCGATGATTGATTTTGTTGATGGTGAAGTTGGGCCAAACAAGAACGTTCCGGGGCTGATTAGAGGCGCAGAGATATGCGTAAGTATTGCTGAACAGCTTCGCAAAGGAGGCAACCAGTGAGCAAGATTGATTATCAAAAGCTTCGTGAAATCGCTGAAAAAACAAAAATTGCTGGTGAAGCACCTGTAATGCCTTTCGATCAGCGAATTAATGCGCTTAACGATTTTATGAAGCATTTTTCGCCAGATATCGCGCTGGCATTGTTGGATGAACGGGAAAGAAACCTGCAATACATCAAAAGCCGCGATCAGGAGAACGAGGATATTGCGCTAACGGTAGGGAAGTGGCGCGTTGAGCTTGAGGCAGAAAAACAGCGGGCAAAGGATCTGTTTATGGAAAATGCTCGGCTTAAGTCAGGCATAGCCGGTCTGATACACCTCGGTATTCGATATGCAGATGTTGAGGTCATGAGAATTGCTGGAGATGCCCAGCTTTCTACCCCATGCACTGACAGCATCATAAACAGCATTGCAACAGGCATTCGCATCAAAGGAGAGTGATATGAGCGCTATAACCAAAGAACGTATCAAATTATTCATTAAAAATCCGCTTGATAACGGACTTACTCGTGGCGAACAAATGGAACTGGCACGAATTGCACTGGCATCGCTGGAAGCAGAGCCGGTGGCGTGGAAGGTAACATTCACGCAAATTGACCGTGAATATAACACGTTCACTGCTATGTATTCTGACAAAGCAGAAGTCGAACGGTGGGTGCGACTGCATGAAGTAGGTGACTTTCGGGCAGATATAACACCGCTTTATACCGCCCAGCCAGCGCCGGTAATTCCGGATGGTTGGATAAGCTGTAGTGAGCGAATGCCCGCTCAAGATGATTGGATTTTAATTTATTCAAAGCACGGTGAGTATATGGCAGGACAGGTGCAAGGGGAATACGTGGAGTTGAGCGATGGCACTTTATCGTGGTTAGGGAGCGCCTTGTTCTGGATGCCGCTACCAGAACCGCCGCAGGAGGTTAACCGTGGCTAACCTGCAACTTGCCGTCAAAGGTGAATAACAATCCTCGCACTCGCGGGGATTTCTTTTATCTGAACTCTCTACGGCGGTTTTTGTTTTATGGAGATGATTATGATCTGTTCAACATTCAACCATCTAACGTTACAGAAATACCAGCCGGACCCTGAAGATTTATGCTCACTGTGTGGAGTAAATCATGGTAAAGCCGCCATGATCGAATGTAAGGACAAAATCCACATTTGCCTTAATTGCGTTGATGTCCTCGTTGATATCAAAAATGAGAGAGAAGATAAAAAGCGTAGCGAGGCTGTTCGCGCCTTAGATTCATGGATGCGAGATGGGTATAGTGCTGCGCAAATTTATGACTTAGCAATATCAAAAGGCGAAATACCAGGAGTGCGCATCGAATAAGACGTAACCAATATTCGAATTGAAGAACTGAAAGAACACCAAGCCGCCTGATGGCGGTTTTTTATTGGAGACAAGAAATGTCAGATTTGGCTATGAAGGTTTTGAAATGGCAATCGACTGGCGATGTTGGCATCAGTAGCGCAACTCTTGCCTCAATCGCATGTGGACTGAAAAAGAATATCTATGGTCATCACTTCGGCGCTCCACATGACGCAGCAGACTTCCGGCGATGCGTTGCACTTGTTGAGCAGATTCCAGAAATCAGAGCTTCATTCGACAAAGTTGCAAAGCGCGTTCCTGCATTCAAAGGAATCCTCAACGAATGGGATTCCCTCGTTGCTCTGTTGAAGTCTGAAATGAAGATACACGGAAACAAAGCACCAGAGACTTACAGAAGAATCAGCGAGCTACGCAAGGACTAACCACAGCCTCACACTCGATGAGGCCTGTTCATTTCTCAATGATATCCAGACCTACCATCGCCGCATCAATGCGGCTTTTCTTGCGTGTAATTGCGGAGACTTTGCGATGTACTTGACACTTCAGGAGTGGAACGCTCGCCAGCGACGCCCAAGAAGCCTTGAAACAGTTCGTCGATGGGTGCGCGAATGCAGGATATTCCCTCCTCCTGTTAAGGATGGAAGAGAATATCTGTTCCACGAATCAGCGGTAAAGGTTGACTTAAATCGACCAGTAACAGGTAGCCTTTTGAAGAGGATCAGAAATGGGAAGAAGGCGAAGTCATGAGCGCCGGGATTTACCCCCTAACCTTTATATAAGAAACAATGGATATTACTGCTACAGGGACCCAAGGACGGGTAAAGAGTTCGGATTAGGCAGAGACAGGAGGATAGCAATCACTGAAGCAATACATGCCAACATTGAGTTATTTTCAGGACACAAACACAAGCCTCTGACAGCGAGAATCAACAGTGATAATTCTGTTACGTTACATTCATGGCTTGATCGCTACGAAAAAATCCTCGCCAGCAGAGGAATCAAGCAGAAGACACTCATAAATTACATGAGCAAAATTAAAGCAATAAGGAGGGGGCTGCCTGATGCTCCACTTGAAGACATCACCACAAAAGAAATTGCGGCAATGCTCAATGGATACATAGACGAGGGCAAGGCTGCGTCAGCCAAGTTAATCAGATCAACACTGAGCGATGCATTCCGAGAGGCTATAGCTGAAGGCCATATAACAACAAACCCGGTCGCAGCCACTCGCGCAGCAAAATCAGAGGTAAGGAGATCAAGACTTACGGCTGACGAATACCTGAAAATTTATCAAGCAGCAGAATCATCACCATGTTGGCTAAGACTTGCAATGGAACTGGCTGTTGTTACCGGGCAGCGAGTTGGGGATTTATGCGAAATGAAATGGTCTGATATCGTAGATGGATATCTTTATGTCGAGCAAAGCAAAACAGGCGTAAAAATTGCCATCCCTACAACGTTGCATGTTGATGTTCTCGGAATATCAATGAAGGAAACACTTGATAAATGCAAAGAGATTCTTGGCGGAGAAACCATAATTGCATCTACTCGTCGCGAACCGCTTTCATCCGGCACAGTATCAAGGTATTTTATGCGCGCACGAAAAGCATCAGGTCTTTCCTTCGAAGGGGATCCGCCTACCTTTCACGAGTTGCGCAGTTTGTCTGCAAGACTCTATGAGAAGCAGATAAGCGATAAGTTTGCTCAACATCTTCTCGGGCATAAGTCGGACACCATGGCATCACAGTATCGTGATGACAGAGGCAGGGAGTGGGACAAAATTGAAATCAAATAATGATTTTATTTTGACTGATAGTGACCTGTTCGTTGCAACAAATTGATAAGCAATGCTTTTTTATAATGCCAACTTAGTATAAAAAAGCAGGCTTCAACGGATTCATTTTTCTATTTCATAGCCCGGAGCAACCTGTGAACACATTTTCAGTTTCCCGTCTGGCGCTGGCATTGGCTTTTGGCGTGACGCTGACCGCCTGTAGCTCAACCCCGCCCGATCAACGTCCTTCTGATCAAACCGCGCCTGGTACCTCTTCTCGCCCGATTCTGTCGGCAAAAGAAGCGCAGAATTTCGATGCTCAACACTATTTTGCATCCCTGACACCAGGTGCTGCAGCGTGGAATCCTTCCCCGATTACCCTGCCTGCGCAACCTGACTTTGTTGTCGGCCCGGCGGGCACTCAAGGTGTAACGCATACCACGATTCAGGCGGCGGTAGATGCGGCAATTATCAAGCGTACCAACAAGCGCCAGTATATTGCCGTGATGCCTGGTGAGTATCAGGGAACGGTATATGTCCCTGCCGCTCCGGGTGGAATTACTCTGTACGGTACAGGTGAAAAACCGATTGATGTGAAGATTGGGCTTTCCCTTGATGGTGGCATGAGCCCTGCCGACTGGCGTCACGACGTCAACCCGCGCGGCAAATATATGCCAGGTAAACCAGCGTGGTATATGTACGATAGCTGCCAGAGCAAACGCAGCGACAGTATCGGTGTTCTCTGCTCTGCGGTCTTCTGGTCACAAAACAATGGCCTGCAACTGCAAAATCTGACCATCGAAAACACGCTGGGCGATAGCGTAGATGCAGGTAACCATCCGGCGGTGGCACTGCGTACTGATGGTGACCAGGTACAGATTAACAACGTTAACATTCTCGGTCGTCAGAACACCTTCTTTGTCACCAACAGCGGTGTGCAGAACCGTCTGGAAACGAATCGTCAGCCGCGTACGCTGGTGACCAACAGCTACATTGAAGGGGATGTGGATATCGTTTCTGGTCGCGGCGCAGTGGTGTTCGATAACACCGAATTCCGCGTGGTGAACTCACGTACTCAGCAAGAAGCGTATGTGTTTGCACCGGCTACGCTGTCCAACATTTACTACGGTTTCCTCGCCGTAAACAGCCGTTTCAATGCTTTCGGTGATGGTGTGGCGCAACTGGGCCGCTCGCTGGATGTTGATGCCAATACCAACGGTCAGGTGGTGATCCGTGATAGCGCCATCAACGAAGGTTTTAACACGGCTAAACCGTGGGCCGATGCGGTGATCTCTAATCGTCCGTTTGCGGGTAATACCGGCAGCGTAGATGATAACGACGAAATACAGCGCAATCTGAATGACACTAACTACAACCGCATGTGGGAATACAATAACCGCGGCGTGGGTAGTAAAGTGGTTGCAGAGGCGAAGAAGTAAGAGCAATTAACTATTTGCCGGATGCGGCGTAAACGCCTTATCCGGCCTACGGTTCGATGCGATTTGTAGGTCGGATAAGATGCGCAAGCATCGCATCCGACAATAAGTGCCGGATGCTGCGAAAATGCCTTATCTGGCCTACAGATTCGATGCGATTCGTAGGTCGGATAAGATGCGCAAGCATCGCATCCGACAATAAGTGCCGAATGCGACCTACATTCACATGGCGCTTTTTACATCTGACGGTTTTTATTGAAGTTAATCAAACTACCCGCCTTGATAATCTCGCGCTCTTCAGCAGTCAGACTTTCCATATAGAGCGTAATTTCCGTTACCGGCGCATCTTCATGGATCACATAACCTTTAAACGTCGTACCCGGATTATCCAGCGCCGCTTTAATGCCAGGGATGTAAATGTAATCCCCCACTTCAAAGGTTGGTACTTCCGCCATTTGCAGCGGTAACATCCCCCAGTTGATGACGTTAGAACGATAGCGTTTAGTCGCGTACTCCTCGGCAATATTCGCCAGACCGCCAATCACACGCTGGCAGCTCGCCGCCTGTTCACGCGCAGAACCATCGCCTGGTTTCACCGCATAGACCATGCTGCCAATTTCAGTTTGCAGCGGATCAATATGCTCCTGACCAGCAATCTGCTTAATGCGCGCAAACACCTCTGTCAGCTCGCTGACATTCCCCGCCAGACGCTGATTTTCCAGCTCAGCAGTCGCTTTACTTCTGCTAACATAACCGGGATCGCGGCGAGACAGGGTAAACTCCGCCAGACCAATCGGATTTGAACGATAAGAAGAGGTTTCACCGGAAGGAATCAGTTCGTCGGTGGTGGTCACTTCGTCGAGGATCTTCGAGCACACTTTCAGGACGATATTGTCAGTCAGCGCACCCAATTCCGGCCAGTCTTTAATGTTCGGCCCGTAAATCAGCGGTTGCTGAGTTGCCCCTTTCACAAAGCCCTGATAAACACGGTTTTTATACGGCGTTACATCGAAGGCGTACTCCGGCACGTTGTCCCAGCAATCAAGTTCGCTGGCAGAGGTTAAATAGCCACCGTTTGCCGCAGTCGCAGCGATAGAACGAGCGTCCATCAACGCCACCGCTGACATCTGCCCATTAGCTGGCTTAGAGCCTTCGCGGTTCGGGAAGTTACGCGTGGTGTGGCGAATACTCAAACCGTTGTTGATTGGCGTATCGCCCGCGCCAAAGCATGGGCCGCAGAACGCGGTTCTGATGATTGCGCCTGCGCCAATCAAATCTGCTACCACACCTTTTTTGGCGAGATCCATAAACACCGGCTGTGATGACGGGTAAACTGCCAGCGAGAAGGTGTCATTGCCACAGGATTGACCGCGCAGTGCATTCGCCGCCGCGATGACGTTTTCGTAGTTACCGCCAGAACAGCCCGCGATAATCCCCTGCTGCACTTTCAGGCGACCATTTTCCACTTTATCCAGCAGCGAGAGTTTGGCTTTACCGTGCGCCACGCGTTCGGACTCAATTTCAATCTCACGCAGAATGTCGGTCAGGTTCTGGTTCAGTGTGTCGATTTCATACACGTTGCTCGGGTGGAACGGCAGCGCAATCATTGGTTTGATGGCGCTTAAATCAACGCTGATGCAGCCATCGTAGTACGCCATCGGTTGAGGGTTAAGCTGGCAGTAATCCTGGCCGCGACCGTGCAGCGCCAGCCAGTTATGGACTTCTTCATCGGTTTGCCAGACAGAACTTAAACAGGTCGTTTCAGTGGTCATCACGTCAACGCTGTTACGGAAATCGGTAGAGAGCGCGCTAACGCCCGGTCCAACGAACTCCATGACTTTGTTTTTGACGTAACCGTTTTTGAACACCGCGCCAATGATAGCCAGCGCCACATCCTGTGGCCCCACATACGGCGCAGGTTTTCCGGTCAGATGCACCGCAACCACGCCCGGATAGTCGATATCCCAGGTGTCATTAAGCAGCTGTTTTACCAACTCACCGCCGCCCTCACCGACTGCCATTGTCCCTAATGCACCGTAACGGGTGTGGCTGTCTGACCCGAGGATCATTTTGCCGCCGCCTGCCATCATCTCACGCATATATTGATGGATGACCGCAATATGCGGAGGCACAAAAATACCGCCATAACGCTGGGCCGGTGATGCTGCCAACTTACTGATTTAGTGTATGATGGTGTTTTTGAGGTGCTCCAGTGGCTTCTGTTTCTATCAGCTGTCCCTCCTGTTCAGC